GCAGTAACGCCCAACATCGTGCTGCCTGTGTTGCCGTGGCCATCGCCTTTTTTATTGCCGCTGTCGCGCTGGTCATCAGTGAAACCGCCTTCATGGGCAATCAGCATGTCAAAGAAAGCGCCCCAGTTTCGTTTCATCTCTTCTGCTCCAATATTTTTTCAAGCTGTTCTCTGATCTGTTGCTGTTGGCGCTCTAAAGCCAGCCACTGCTGATCGATCTCTGAGTGTGGGTTATGCAGGGGGATCACCTTGTCGGTGGTCATTTGGGGCGGCTCATAAACTTAGTGGCACCGCGAATAGAAAAGCTGGCAGCAATGGCACAGCCTAGGAAATATCTGTAATATTCTGGCATGGCTTCCAGCGCGACAAAACCCTCTGCAACAATGGTGCGGCCCCACTCACCGCAGAAGGCTAGGATGCAGGGCGCTGCTAGGATCACGCTGAAAAACTCATCCTTGAGTGAGGACTTTGACCCCTCGGCCATCAGCTTTTCCCAATCGGCTGTGCTGGTCGCAGCGCTCACCATTACTGCCGCCTCGCTCTCTGCCTTTACTCTAGCGACAGTTTGCTTGCCGCGCTGCTGTTCTGCCTTCTGATCCATCCAAGAACCGACGAGGCTAGTCAGCGGCCCTATCAATGCGCCGATCATGTGCGCTCAGATGACAGCCATGTGGCGAAAGCCCCTGTCATTGCCCCGGTTACAACGCTGACCACAGCGGCGTGTTGTGTGCTTAACTCTGGTACAGTTATCGCGAACTCAATGACGCGGATGTAAACGACTGTCATCGTGAACATCATAAAACGCGGCATCAGCCTGTACTCTAGTATTTTCTCAAACGCATTTGTCATTCGAACTGCTCCTTCAAACTATCCATCGTGTCTTTGAGGGTGTTGCCCTTTGCCTTTGGCGCATAGCGGCATTGGAACCTTGCGGGGCATTCACTGAAACTGGTTGTTGGGTAGTGGACCTGACTGCCGCCGTTCACATGAACGTACAGGCAGATCTTTTGGTCATAGACGGTCATGCGCTTGGCTAATTTGCAGGTGACATATTCCGGGTCAGCTAGACCAGCGACCACAGCCGCTGCGAGAAGGATCATGTTAGAAACATCCAAACGCCCCAAATCATGCAGCACACCAGCGTGATAAATAACGCCACAGCAGCGGCAAGTTCCATTTGCTGCGCTGCTTTTGCTTTCCTTGCTTTCTCGGCTTCCATGCGTTCACGTTTGATCTGGCCTCTAATCTTGAGGAGGTCTTGCCACGCATAAAATCCGCGGGTCATCTTAACAACTTTTTCAAGTTCGCGTTCTAAGTCCTCGGCTTTTTTAAGCGCCGCGAAAGTCTCTAACGCTTCCTCGTTTGCAGACGTAAAAGGTGATTTCTTTTTCTTCTTGTGTTCGCCGCGAACCTCATCAATCGCGCCCCACATTTTGCCAATGTCTTGCATCATTGACTGAGCATCTTTGCCCAGCTTGACACCGCTTTTGATCGCGGCAAATGCTGCCACGGCTACCGAAATGGGTTCCATTGCGCGGCCCCTTATGCTTCCGGGACTACCCGCTTGGGAATGCAGTACGCCAACGCGCGATCCTTTGGCGTTTGATAGCCAAACCGCATGACGATCATTTGCGCGTAGGCGATGCAATGTTGGAGATTGGCAAACTCAATATCGTCGCTGATAACCCGGCGATCTGCGCCGATCCCCATCCAGACCACCAAAACAAAAACGTGTGTCACTGCATCTTTGCGAGTATCGTCAGCAGCATAACAATGGTTGCGCCAGATGTGGCAATCAACACAGCTTCCAGCCGCTTAACGCGGTTGAATATATCCTTGAATTGGATCTTGGCTTCCGTGCGCAACTCGACGATCTGCAATTGCATTTCATCGATGCGCTGGTGAGCTGATGAGACTGTACGCTTATCCATCAGCTAGGCTCCACAGGCCAATCGCCGCCGCTGCCATCCATGTCGGCAGAGGACAGGTTAGGCCAGTTAGAGTGGATGGTGATGTCGCGCAGGGCGGTGCGATAAGTAACCCAATCACTAGGTACAGCCCCGCCGCTCTCTAGCGCCTTAGTCACTACCCAATCACACTGAGCTAAACGCTTGTCACGTTCAGCGCGGTTGCGCTGTGCCGTTGCTGTATTAGCCGCTGTTACCACCGCTGCACGTTCATCGCTTGTCATGTCTGTAACACGGCGAGTATATACTTTACCGTCTGACAGATAAGGCGTGACACTCTCGTTTTTCTGTGTGGCTGAGTCATAGGCTAAGAACACAACCACCTCGGCACATGAGTTAGCCGCAAGCCAATCAGCATCAGGTCCAGCTTTAGGAAAGGACGTGTTGGGGAACAGAGACTTGTGTTCTGCTATCTCAGATATTGTTGAGCCATCTAATCTTGCTATCTTCATGCGTCTTGTCCTTTATCTGGGAATGCTGCTGACGGTGCTGTGAAAGCGGAGGTATATCGTGCCATTTTGCTTACACGAATATCGTCTATATACCCAATAAACTCTCCAGATGATGTACCCACCGAGTCACCTATGGAATAAGCTGTTTGTGTTAAGTTTGTAGTGTCGGAAGCACTACCTTGAAGAACCCCGTCTAAAAACAACCTTGACGTACCACTAGCCCTACACACAGAAACATGAACCCATTGATTTGCAGGAACATTACCAGAGCCAGTTACAATTTGACCAGAGTAGTATAAGCCCAATTTGTGATTACTGTCCTTGTAAAAATAAATACCCGCTGTATCTGCGTAAGCATCTGAAAAGTAAGTTTGTTGTCCACTGATTGACGTATGATAAACAAACATTTCTATTGTGTAATCACCTGTACCAAAAGCATGGCTACCACTAAGTGCAACATAATCACCAGTACCATCAAACACCATTGACGTATCACCAAACTTAGCTTGGCCTGTGCTGATTTTAGCATTGCCATACAACGTCAGATTATTCTGGGCAGCACTATCAATCGCCTGACCATCGGCCATGTTCAAGAGCAGCTTGGTGTTGGTGACTGCTGTGAGGGGGGCTGTTGGTGGGGTGAAGTTACTGGTGTAAATATGAGAACCATTTGCTATTCTTATGTTGCTTACATACCCATTAAAATCATAACTACCATTTGCTTGTTGCCCAATAATAATTCCGTCTTGGTCAAAACTTGTTGTCATCGTACCAGACACTTCTGCCGTGCCATTAATGTAAATAGAAAACTCGTTTGTTCCAGTGCCTTTACGTACCCATGCTAAATGCGTCCAAGTATTTAATGGGACAGTAGCAGTCGTTGTAAAGTGTGTACCGCCACCTTCATAATAAATAGACGCCTGACCAGTATTTGTAAGCCAACAACTTATACTATTTCCTGACGAATAGTCATCTTGAGCCATAATTAACTGAAAAGCTGACCTACTTGTTTGGAAAACCCAACACTCCCAGCAAAAATCACTTGTGCCAAAATCAAAGTCAGACGAAGAGGCAACAGTTAAATAATCTCCAGTGCCATCAAAGTAAGCACTCGCCCCGTTTACCGCAGGGTCATACACACTGCTGGTCAGGATTGGGCCAAATGCTGTGACGGACATATTGCTGGTTGTAGTTATGGTATTATTTAGCGTGGAGTTATCTACAAACCTATTGCTCTGCAACGCAAGGAACTTTGTGTTTGTAATTGCTGTAAGTGCAGAGGTTGGTACTGTAATGCTAGACCCAGAGTAAACCGCAGTGCCATTAACAAACCTTATATTAGATAGTATATTGCCGTTTTTTAGCCTATTAAGTTGAACACTTCCACCTTGCGGGTCAAAGGCATTTGCTCCAATTAAAAACCTATTTGCTGTTGTTGACCCAGTTGTAGAAGTTGTGGTGCTGTCTTTAGTTCCGTTGATATAGATTTCAAGAGTTCCAGAAGTCCTTTGGCAGACAACATGGTTCCACGCCCCAATAGTTAAAGTAGAACTACTTACTGCCTTAACATCTGGGTCTGTTGTTAGTATAAAGTTTACTTTGTTTGCACTTGCATGTGATGCGCCATAAACTATAATAACACTATAAGCACCATTTGTATCGTTAGGACGGGCATCTAAAATAACCTGATTGTCTGTATTATTCCCCCAAAAAAGAAAATACTCAAAAGTAAAATTAGAACTACTTCCAATTGCAAACTCTGAGTTACTGGCAATGTTAGCACCAAATCCACCCGCCCCAAAGTCTACACCCCAATTAGTTCCGTAAGGATTAAAGCTACCTTGAGTTACATTGCCGTTGGCAGTGATTGTGTGGTTAGATGCAGAGCCGTCGGTGAACTGATTGTTCACGCCATTATTTGTCCCGTCGAAATGACTGAGAAAACTTGTGCGATTAAATTCTGAATCACTGGGCAAAGCTACTGCACCTGACCCCATCATTATTTTTTTTGCTACAATGCTCATTACGACATCACCTGCCCTGCTGTGAACATATAATAATTAGTGCCGCCATCCACCGTGTATCCGCAGAACACGTCCACATTGCCGTTGCCTGTACTTAACGTAGGCGCTTCATCCCCAGCCCATTTGATAGACGAATGCCATGTGATTGATTTGGCGCTGCTTGCTTGGATAACCTTTAGAGTAAACGCGCTGACCTTGCCTGACGCCGCTGGATTGGAAAAACTAATTGTGGTGTTCTCTGTCAGCGTGTGGCTGAAGTTATTAGCTGTGCGGAGATTAATAGCTATCGCGTTGCTGCTGGATGTGACCGCCGCGTACTCTTCGCTGAAGCCATTATCTAAGGTGATCACGCCGTTGGCGTCTGCTGTCACTGTCTTGCTGGCTTCAGACAAACCAAGAGTTGTTATGTTGTTGTAGTTTAATTCTGCCGCTATCGCAGTCACGCCAAGGTTGCCCAGCGCCGTTGCAGAGCTTGCTACATCGCTGAGATTGTTTGCCGCAACCAACGCGCCTGACGTGTCAAACGCCGCAGCGACCCAAGCTGAACCATTGTAGACCTTAAGCGTGTTCGATGACGTATTGAAATACAGATCGCCAGTGGAAAGATTGCTTGATGGATCTGATGATGCAGCGCCGTGATACTGGCTTTGGAATGTTGATAAACTGCTGGCCGCAGATGTTGCAGATGACGCCGCTGCAGTTGCGCTACTGCCTGCCGATGTGGCGCTGCTTGCTGCTGCTGTGGCAGATGATGCGGCTGCTGTTGCGCTGTTGCCTGACGTTGTTGCTGATGACGCTGCTGCCGTGGCGCTGCTGGCCGCTGCTGTGGCTGATGACGCCGCTGCTGTTGCGCTGGTGGTCGCAGATGCAGCATCCACGATCAGCGCCCACTTAGCTGCGTCTGTGTTCGTGGTGAGCGGCTGTGATCCAGATGACGTGTGCGCCGTGACGCAGATAAAGATATTGCCTGTGCTGGTGTCTTTTGCCAGATCCCTGACAGCATAGGCTGTGCTTGCTGCCCAATCCCCGCGATACGTCCCTAGTTCCTGCGCGATACTCAGGTTGCCGCTGCTGTCGAATGAGAACAGCTTATTGGCCCGGTCTGTCGCGCTGACGGTAAATTCGCTGTCGGCAATCACGTTGGTTTTACTTGCCTTGATAGATCTGCCGATTTCCTCGTCATGCGTCTGAACCATAAAGGTCAGCTTGTCTAAAGCATCTTCCATGCTACCCGCCGGGAAAGGATCGTTTGGCACCAGATCCAGCCCTTGCAAGTTTGGCTGTACCCGCAGGATAGTCAGCGTGGTGCCTGATGCCGGGGCTGTTCCCATGGTCACATTGCCGCCAGATGCTTCACCTACGCCGCTGACTGTGTAGTTGGTGGTAAGCTGCTGGACAGTCTCGGTGCCTGCGGCTGATCGCAAGATGACAGACAGATCGCTGCTTGCAAAGATTTTAAAGTTGTAGGCAAAGACGGTGGTTGAGCCGTCCCCGTTAAACTGGACTTTTTGGTTTGTTGACGTAACGGTCATCTATTCGCCCTTTTCACGTTTTCGTTTGGCTTCCACATCCTGCACGGTAATTGCTAAATTCGCATAAGCTGGTTTTTGCAAAAGTTCTTTGGTTGCAGCATCTATATACAGCTTGTTTAATTCCCTAATCATGGACGCCTTCTGCTGATACGTTGTGGTTACTTTGGTGTATCGGTTGCGCACAGGATTGGTCAGCATTGCCTCTAGCGCGTCACGAAAGGTCAACACGCCAACTTGCCCCATTGGCCTTGATATGACTATTTTGTTTTTCGCCAGATCAACCAAGTCAGATATAACCCCGTCAGACAGCCTAACGCCGCCTATTTCAGTGGGATTGGTTAGCGGCCAATTTCCTGTCATGGTGTAGACTTTGGCTAGTTCTTGCTCATACAGTTTGGCCTTTTCGCCTTTGCTGATCTTTATGCCGCTGACGTTGTTAAAGATTGCCAGCGCAGGATTGGTGGCCAAGCTAAAAGCATCAGCGCCATAGGCATTGCCCAGCGTGTCAAACCGCTTAACATTGCCGCCCTTGGTGGGATCGATCTCGCCTCTGGCATCTAGTGTTGCGCTGGTTTCATCGAATAGAACGCTGTCTTGGTTTTGCATCGCAACCATTTTATCTAAAACAGTTGTCCAAGATTGATCGCTGGTTTTAGCCAAGCCAATCAGGTTGTAGTTTGGTGAACCATCTGGCAGCGCGTTGACAAAAACAGTTCTGCCGTTTTCATCCACCATCGTTTGCTTAACGTCTGCCTCTGTCCAATACTCTATATCGCCGCGCGGCTGTACGCTGGTCGGATCAAACATGCGCTGAACGCTGCGCTGCAATGCGCTTAATGGGTTCGGAAAGACAACTGGCGTGGCAGCTTGTGCTGGGCCTCGCAGCAATTGCGCCGGGTCAAACGTGTCCAGAAAGCGCGCAGCGTCAGCAATGCCTTTGAGCGTTGGCATTTCTTTGTAGTAATCCACAGTGGACGCCAAGGCAGACCAAGCCAACGCCTCGCGCAACCGGGGATCTCTGGTCATCATTTGGCGTTGCACAGTGTTGGCTGCAAAGCCAATGATGGTGCTGACAGGATCATAGCCAGAATAGCTGACGTAATGCACCGGGCCGTTTAGCGCGCCATACTCATTATATAGAGGCAGGTAATCGCCATCCTCATCCTTTGGAAAACCCTCGGCGCGCAATACGAAACTGTACGGTTGCCATCCCTTTGGCAATGACTCTTTGATCTTTGGATCTGACGGCATTGCGCCTGTAATTTGACCGTCCATTGCGTATTGCCCAACGGTATACATAGTCGCGCCGCCCACTGCCAAGCGGCCTAAAGCATTTTGGCGTGGCCTGCCTTCAGTGGCTAAATCTTTATATATACGCGGGTTAATCCACATAAACTCTGATGATCTAAAAATGCTGTTGGTGGGTGCGGTTACAAACGTCAGAATAGTGCGGCCAGCAATTGGGATATTTTGCAGCTTGCTGCTGACCTTGCCCAGCAATCCAAGATCGCTTTGCATTGTATCGTATAGCGCCTTTTCATTTAACACGTCTGAAATAGCGCGGGGATCAAGCAACGTCATCCCGGCTGCGTCTTGCGCTTCAACCTCTGTTGCCCCATTGCGTAGGGCCGTCTGATACGCTTGGTTTGACCGTGTGTATAACTCGCCGCGCTGCGACATTGTTTTGAAAAACTCGTCAGCAGATAGCAGTATTCTAAACGGGATGCGCATACGCTTGCCCAATTCGGTCATACTGCGCGAAAATATATTGCCTAGATCTGTTTCTGCGTCATCGCTGCCCTTAAGCGCCGTGTATTCATCGCCCTCAAGATCTAGCTTGGATACGCCCCCGGCAGGCATTTCTGTTTCCCATGCAATGGATGCCGCTTTTAGTGCGTCTTTGTAACTGTCGGCCCAGCCCTTCATGCGCAAGAAGGCATCTGCCACATAGATTTGATCGTCGCTAATAGGATAGCCCATGCCAAGCTGCTTGCGCGCTCCACGCTCCACAGCGCCAAACATCCCGGCAACAAGTTCAGACGGGATTTGATAGGTCATAAATGCTGCTGACGCGACAAAGTTCTTCACTTGTGTGGGCATCGATGACAGCAAGCCTGCCATGTACGCCTCGTTTACAACCCGGTTGGCCTTGGCCAGATAGCCGACCTCTGCCACCTTGTTGATTGCTTTGAGCGTCCCAACACGTTCAGCAGTATCTAGCAATGATTTGGCCAACGCATCGGTAACGCCAGCCTCGCCCATTATCCCGTTGTTAATCATGTTCTGCGCTTCAAGATCAAAGCGCGCCATATCCATTTCGCCGTCTACTTTGATTTGAAATGATTGCAACGCTCTTGCGGCCTCTGTTTGCGCGCCCTTTAGCTGAAGCTGAATGCCTGTGTGGATTGCCATCTGGCGTCTGAAGCGCAACCGATCACTGGCTGTGGCCGTGCCGCTTTTAATTATTGTGGCAAGTTCTGTCAGCTTTTCGGCAGACTTAACTAGGATGGTGCGACCTGCCACGAACTCAGCGGCAGACAAACCGCCTTCGCCAATCTTGCGGTTTAGCAATCTGCGGCTAAATCCAATTTCATCTGCCATGACGCCAGCAGCTTCATTAATCGTCATGTCGTTAGGGATTTTGCCACGGGTGCGCATCTTTTGCTCGTCGGCAAATTCTTCGCCCACTGCCGTAATCATGGCTTTAACATCGTCGCCTGTGTCAATGTAGTCAAAGTTAACAGGGCCACCGTCTGCCAGCGATTTGATGTTTTTCTCATCGCGCGCCGTAGCCGCTAGGATCTCGTCAGCAGCTTCCTCAGATGCAACGGCAGTGGTTGGCTTAAAGCCGCGCTCGTCAGCCGTCAGGGCCTTGGCAGCAAGTTCATTGACATCTACAGCAGACTGTAATTGCTGCTCGTCTAGCGCCCTCTGCGCGCTTAGTAGCGGGTCAGCCTCTGGCGGTGTGCCGTCAGCTTTAAAGCCCATTGCTTCAAATTTATTGTAACCCTCTGCGCTAAGTACCTGCGGGGCTAACAGCTTTTTTGTGGCGATCTCAGAGTAGTCGCCGGGGCTTGACATCAAACCTAATTCAGCAGGCGTTGGGACGCGGGATGGCTGCTGTATTGTTGGCGCAACGTTGCGCGCAACAGGCGCATCGCTGGTGACTGTTGGGGCTGCACCTACCTCGCCGCTGGCTGGGCCTGCTGGGGTTTGCCCTGCGGCGGGTGGGGCTGGCCTTGCTGGGGAAACTGCATCCACAACAGCATCCACCGACACGCTTTTGCCCAGCTTGTTTATTGAGGATAGAACACCCGGCCCCAGCTTGCCTAAGCCAGCCAGACGCACGGCATTCTCTGGGCTACCCGCCATTTCGGTAGGCGCGCCACCTTGCGCCAACGCCGCGCGCTGGGTTTGCTCAGTTGCGATCTGTTGGGGGTCTATTGCCATTTAACTTTCATCCTCACTTAGAGCCATTGCCGATATAGCGACAGGGCCGACGATGCCGTATTTCTCTAAAATCTTGATCATGCTGTCATCAAATATGACGTAGTTGCTTGAGGTGCCCGCACCGTCACGCGATGTGTTATCCAAATATTTAATGCCGGGGATGCCAGCTTCGAACAGCATTTTAGATGCAATCATGTCGGTGTCAGTTTGCTCTAAAACAGCGTCAGACGTGAACCCGTATTTATCTCGCAATTCAATATTATCGGCTAAACTTACTGACAATAAATCGTAGAAATCCTCACCGCTAGATATTTGGCTTGTCCATTCCTCTTTCGTGTCAGGGAACTTGCCAACCCTGTTTGACGCTGTTGAACGCCTTTGTTGATAGACCATTTCTAAAAGAGGCTTTAAACGCTCCTGCACGATAGCAGGCTGCTCACTCAACGCCTTGTCATTGTCCAGCAAGTCATCTGGCCTTACTTCCAAACCCACCTTATACATCTTGCCATCGCTAACTTGCGCGGCCTTAAACGTGTCTATCAAGTCATCATTAAAAGGTTTGCCGTGCCAATTCGCCCAATCTCTTGCAGCGTCCTCTGCGCTGTTAGATGTGCGAATATAACTTGCCGCCATCATTTCCTCAGTGACCGTCATGCCAGCATCTTTTAGCGGTTGTGGGTCAACGCCCATGCTTGACAGTGTGTTGCGATACCATTCTGCGATTGCCTCTTTATCGCTGAAGTACAGCCCATATCCATAAGCCTGCGCCCCTTCGCCTGTGCCAATCTTTTCTAGCTTAAAGCCGTCAAAATCAGCCGCTGAACCGTGGAACGCAATGATGCCGGGGGTGTCATCTGTGGGCGGTTCAACCTTGGCAACAAAACCGTCATCAACAGCCCGACCAGCCGCCGCCACCAGCGGATCTGTGACGATTGTCGGGTCAACACCAGACATCATGGTGCTGGATAGAAAATCAACAGCAGGGCCACGTTCTGCCATGCGCAGTTCTGCGTTTTGGCCCATGCTGACCATTGCGCTCTGCATCATGGGGATGCTTTTCTTGATTGTCTTGCCTAGAACCATGCCAACGCCTGTGGCCTCTGCTACACCAGCCGCCATAAGCAACACGCCCAGCGCGCGGTTGGCAGGGCTGTCGTTGCGCAGCGCATCAGTATACATGCGCCAGCCCTCTTGCATATCCATCACGCCTGCGGTGACAAAATCGCCTACCCCGGTGCCAAGCACGTTTTTGTTGCCAAACACAGCATCTGCCAAGTTCTCCGACAGTGAACGCATTTCTGGCTGTTCTGATGCTATGATGCGGCTGATCTCAACGTTTAGCGCCTCTGTCTCAGCCTCGCTTGCGTCAGGCTTGGCATATTGCTCTAATAACTCTTTGCGACGCTCATCCACGCGCAATTCAATCAATGTCTCGGTAAGCGCTGCTGCGCCGTTCTCGCGCATGGTGGGATCAGAGTTCTGAAAGACTGTCCCGCCTTTAGATAAGATGTCCTCAATCTCGGTGGTTGATAGTGGCTCAATGCTGCCTGTCTTTTGCTGCGTTTCGCCCATGACGCCAGACGCATCAATCTGCTGATCAGTGTAGCCAGCCGCCAGATAGTCATCGCGTGACGATATGTTTGCGCCGCTGGCTGCGAAATTCCTGATTGATTGCAGTTGGAACTCGTCATCCTCAACAGGCAGTGCTGCATCAGCGCCCATCCCCGGCATGGCTGGCGCTTCCATCATAACCTCAGGCGCTTCAACAGTGATTTCTGGCGCTTGGCTTCCTAGCTTAACAAAACCGCCACTAGGCAACGGTGCTAGTAGATCTGTTTGGCCTGTGCCTACATTGAAGCTAGAACGAATGCCCGGTGCCAAATCAGGCTTGACCGTTTTGGCGTACAGTGCCGCCTCGTCATACCTGTTCATCTCATCGTCAGTATCAATCAACAGGCTCATTCGTTCATCCCCGGATAGGTGATGCGCAGCGCATCAATTGTGCGCATTGCTAATTGGTATCGAGGATCTGACGTTAAAAGATTTTGATCCGATAGATAATTTTCAATTGTTGTAATTACTGTTGAGAGTGGGGCATTGCCACCGCCAACGGCTGCGATGCGCGCAGACAAACCAGCATAATTTTCTGCAAATGTGTCTATTGTTTGCTCATATTCTGTTCTTAACGCAGCTTGAAAAACAGTATCTTGAATGGCAATCAGCCTGTCTTTTTCCACCATCAATTCATTTAAGGTAGGCGGGTTGCCTGCAATCTTTCGATCTATTGCAAACATGCGTAATTGTAGGTCAACCACCTCAAACGCGCTCTTGCTTGCCTTGCCTAGATTATCATTGCCTTGGATGGTTTGCTGCTGGGCGTTATAGCGAAAGTTCCGCTTAATCAACGTGGACATTTGGTTGACGTTGCTGTCAGCCTTATCAAGAATAATCTTGCCCAGTGTGCGGAAATCCTCGTCAGTGATTTGGGATTTGATGCTGGGCGCGTAGGGTACACCACTTTGCAGTTGCTCTATTGTTAAGTTGCCAGACAAAGCATCTAAATACAGCTTAGAATAAACATTATCGTTGCGTGTCTGAGCAAAGACTGCGCCGCCGCTTGGTTGCGTTAGCTTTCTTAACTTGCTGCGTTGGTCTGGTGACATCCAGTTTTGTTCGTTTAAGTAATCGTAAATTACATCACGCGCATAACTCATAGCTATTTCGTTTTTGCCATCGCTACTTGCGCGCATTAAAGGCGAATTAATGCCAATGTCAGATACGACATCAGCCACAGCAGTTGCCCCTATAACCGCCGCTAAAGCATCCTCACGCACCCAGTTTTCTGTATTAAATGCTAAATTGTAAGCATCTTCATTGCGTTCTTCTAGCGCCTCTTTATCGGCTTTCTCCATTGCATCGATGCGGTCATTGCGCGTGATTGCTTCTTTCCAATTGTTGTCAATAACGTCAAAAGCATCTTCGCGTGGCAGGGCGCTGATAATGTGCGCGGCATACGGGTCTATGCCCATCTCATCAACAAGTTTGCCGTATGTTAACGCCGGGTTATCTGAACGCCCAACGTCATCTAAGAGATCAGTAAACTGCGCTAATTGCATCATGGCGTTTACATCTGAGCCAAACGCATTTGAAAGGTAGTTGGTGGCGATGTCTTTTTTCATTGCAAGGTTTGCCTTGCTAACAGCGCCGGGGGATATAAAGCCGCCTGCGATACCCGGCCCAAGCATTGCGCCGTTTACGCCGGGATTATCGCCGTAGCCTATAAACGCATTGTATGCAGCAATTCTCAACTTAGCATCGCCGCCGGGTTGTGATAGCTTGGCAACTTCACTGGTTTGACGTGCAGCAATAGCTGCTTGCTGTGCTTTGACTATTTTCTGGTCAACTACACCTTGCAGCGTAAATCTGCTTTGGATCTCTGATTGGTTAAAGGTAAAACCCAGCTTGCGCTTAGTGTTACTGTTTTTAACGCGATCTAAAACATCTGTCTGAATGCGATCCATCCTGCGCTGCCACAGTTTCTTGCCGTCGAAAATATTGCCAATGTCATTCGACTTGGACAAGTCATAGCTGGCGCTGCGCATTTCTTCCTCTAAGGCCAGTGCGGTTTCGTTATACTCTGCCTCCGCAATCATCTTGCCGCGCTGCTCGGAATATGCGCCCACAGCGTCAGCCAGTGCGCGGGTGGATGCACCTTTTTGCAATGCAGCCTCAACGAATGGCCGCGCATCCATACGGGCTGAGAATGACCGCCCCGGTGCTTCATTGGTGCGCTGAACTTGCGCTCTGTAGATTGGTATTCTCATCAGTCAAAATACCCCGAACCTGATATGCCTAGCGCTGCGTTGCCAAAGCCTGAGATTAGGCTGGCCTTACCTTGGCTTCTGTATGCTGACCGGGATGCCGCGCCGCCCATCCGGGCAAGCTGGGCCTGCAATCTGGCATCTTCCTGCTGATCGCTAATCTGTAGGTTTGTCATCTCATTGTTGAACTCTGCCACTGACATTGCGTAATCAAACTCACGCGCGTTGGCTTGCAGCACGGCCATCGGTGTGCCGCTGGACATATCAACGCCAGCATAGCCAAACCCTGCCCTTGCCGCGCCCTGCACTTCGCGCTCAAACGCCTCGCCAGCGCGTTCCTGATCAATCTCAAAGTTTTGATTGATGATGCCGCGCTGTCTGGCAAGCAAGCCAATGTCACGTTCAATGATTGATGCGTTAAAGTTAGCTGCCCTCTGCGCTGCTGCGCCTGCCGCGTTGGCTGCGTTGCGCGAACTGATGCCGCCGACAATGTTTGCCCCTGCGCCAATGATTGCTGCGGTTGCGCCCATTATTCTACTCCCAGCCGCTTGCTGTAAATTGTTTCAGTGCCGACAAAGTTCAGCCGCTGAAGCAGGCGATCAAATGGCTTGTGCATTTTTGTGTTGATCATCATTACGCTGACGCCAGCGATGGTAAGCTGCTCTTCCGCAAACTTAATCAGCCGCCATGCTGTAAAGCCTTTGCGATATTCCGGGTCTACATAAATGGCATCGTTGTGCGAAAACAGATGATCCGCATAATGTAAGTGCGGCACGATAATGTTAACGAAATAGCCCACCAGCTTGTCACCTTCGCGCGCAGTGGAACAATGCAATCTTCCGTCATCATCCATTTGAAAGAATGCGTCCCAATTGACGTTTAGGTTTATCGTGCTTTGGTTTAGCGCGACTTCTTTCCAATGGTTTTCAATCATCGGCTTCAGTTCTTCGTGGATGTCAGCCAGCCGTTCAACATGGTACAAGATCATGTGTCGAACGTGTTCATGCGTGGATACAGCGCCAGCACAGTCAGCGGCAGTGCTTGGGATTGCCTCACATAGATCCTGTCGTTGTTGTCATAACCCCCGCGAAATTCTACGTCTTTATCGCCGGTAAAAAGTGGGATCGCCTGATCCATTGCCATGCTGCTGTCGCGAAACGGAATGCGGTCTAACTCATCCGCTGAATTGCCAACTTCGATGCCGACAGCCTCAAACAATCTTAACGTGACAGCGTGGATGCGTTTCGGCTTGCCTTGGCTAGTGCCATCTTCAGATCCGCTTTCAATCCGCATGGTCTGCATTTCGGACGTAAATCCAAACCCAACGGCTGCCGTTGTGCTGCTGTAGTCCAACGTGATCCCGCCGCCCGATACTGTCTCGTCAGGGTGTGTTGCGCCATTGGCTAACACGGTCACGCTTTGGCCTTCCAGATGGTACAGCCCGGTCAGGCTGGTGGTGGCAGATCCTGAGTACGCCAAGCCGCCATCCACAAAGAATGCAGATGTGGTGACGCTGCCGAAATCAAAGACCTTTAGCACCTCAACGTAGCGCTTGGTGACGCTGTTAATCGTGCGCTTGACGATCATATACAGGTCATCATTCCCGGTGTCGGTGGGCAGTGGCGCGATGCTTTCAACAACCGCTTGGCCTGTGCCAAACACGCCGCCGATCACATGCTTATGCCAACCGACAACATCCTCTTCGCGTCTGTACGTCATGCCCAGCAAAGTGCCGTCAGACCGCAGCGCCCAAATGATGCTTTCTGGCTCTTGCTGATAAGCAAACTGGGTTATGCCGCCATCTGTGATGTGTTCAGCGAGGATCGTCATATCGGGTGCTTGGTATCCGCTGGTGTTTACATCTCCAGCAAACTTAAACTCTCTGACTTTGCGCCCACCTCGTTGCGCAAACAAAGTCACGTCAGCAACTTGGACAGGCTCAACAGCGGCAGATCCATAGTTGCTGTATTTCCTGATCAGGGTGGTGGTGGGTGTTACCGGGCCGTCAGATGTGGCCGTGACAACATATTCGCCTGCAGTGGTGCCGACAGTCAGCACCCGCGTTGGTGACAGGTAGCGGATCGCGTTAACTTGGTTTGACGCAATGGTGTAGATCAGGGCGTCATTATCGCCTGTCCCGGTGGTAAAATTAGTATAGTCAGCGTTTTTGCTAAACCACAGCGTTTGCGGGTTGTTGTTCGTATTGCCAAACACCAGCCTCTGCTCAAAGAACGTCACGACAGACGGGTAGTTGTCGCTTGCATTATTTAGGTTTGGCGATGGTGATCCGCTGATCGATGGCGTGGCAAACGTCCAGTTGTTGTGGTCAGATCTAACTAGGGTGCGGATCGCGTAGCTGGGATGCACAAAGTACATCGTGTCAGCAGATTGCACAAAGCGCAGATCAAACAAGACAGCCTCTGGATATGGGCTGGCCAGTTCAAAGATCTCGGTTGCAGTGCCGCCGCTGGTGAACGTGGTAAAACTGGTCGTGTTGATTGCAGTGCTGTAGAGATCCGTCAGGGTGAACGTGTTGGTGGTGCTATTGGCTACGCGGTAGTTGCGCCCGTTTAGCTCTGTCATGCCGCCAACAGACGTGATGTAAACCTCATCACCATTGCTAAAACCGTGGCTGTTTGAAGTGAGAACGCCGGGGTTAGCTTTGGTAATTGCGGTGATTGTCTTGGCTGTAGCGTTCAATACCTGCGCGCCGTTTCTGTAAACGCGCATGATGCTGTCGCCAAACTCTAATATATATGTGTCAGACGTTTTAAACTGAAACGGGATCAGGCGGGTTTTGACGCTGCTGCTTTTGACCTCGCCTAAGAACTCTGTGCCGGGTCTGCGCTTCACACCGCCCTGCGGCATTACCACCATATTGGTGAGATCTGCCAGACCTTCGCGGTATTTCTCTATACCTGTGCGGCCTTCTAGCAGTGGGCTGATCTCACCCGCTGCAAAGCTGCTAAAGCTGGGGGCTGATCGCGCCATTAATAACGCGCCTCTATGAAGTCAGACGCTTCTATGCGCCGGGTTGCGCCTTCTGTGCTGTCAACAAAGCGCGCTTCTTTCAGCGACTGATCGTATGCTGATGTGGTGATCTGCACCATGCTGGTTGACCCGGTGATTGCGTAGGCCATTTCAGCAGCAAGACGCATAGACAATGCCTCAATCAAACCGCTGTCATACTCATTAGGATCTGTGATGCGCGCCACATACTTAATCTTTGCGGTGCCTTCGTCGGTAACGATGTTGCGGCCTTCAATGACAAACGCAGGGCCACCGCTGTTGTTCTTCATGTTGTCTTGGGGGTAAGACATGCTGCCGTTGCTGAACTCTAGCACTCGCAGGCAATAGGGGTCAGTCGGCAAAGGGTATTGGTGAGCATATCCAAAGGCCGGGGCTGTGGATGATTGCGCAAGATCCTGCCTGCGGATGAGGCAGTTCCAAGGATGTGCGCGGAATACGCTGTCGCGGATGCTGTCATATCTCTGGTTAACGATGCGCGCAGCTTTGCTGTTTTCATCGAATGCAGATATGTTACTGGCCCCCAACACGTTTAACGCATTGTTGGCGATGTCCACAGTTGAGGTCATCTGATCACCAAAATTTTAGGGGGGGGGTAGAGAGGCAGGGGCAGCAAGCCGCCCCCGCCGGGTTAGTTAGTCAACAGCGTATTTGATGGTGACCTCAATGGTGCCAGTGCCAGCGGCACCGCCCATTGTTGTGGTCACGACCACGCCATCTTCATTGGTGTCAGTGACGGTGCCAGATCCCAGCGCCAAGGTGGCAAGGATGTCCACCTTCTGCGCCGATGTTGACGCAGCCGCAGCCTTGTAACCTGCAGCCGCCGCTGACACGGCAGTACCCGCCGCATTGGTGTGGGCTGCATAGCCGACAGACAATGTGGTGGAGCCGCCAAGCGCGTCATGCGCAAGTGATCCTTCGATCAAACGCGCGCCGTCTGGCAGAGTGAACATCTCAATGACATCACCAGATGCCAAGCTAGATGCCTCATAAACGCCGTGAGCAATCCGAACACGTCCACCCATTGCATTGGCAGGGTTTTTCGTGATTGGGGTTGCCCGTGTATTAGTTCTTTGAACAGAATAAACAGTAGCCATTTTCTATCTCCTATTCCGTACACGCGATTTCGACGACCTTGGCTTCTTCCATGCGGGTCGCGCCAATCGTCTGGCAGTAGTACACCTGAGTGGCATACGATTTGTCGGAACGCTCATCGATCCGGGCGGTAGGCTCTTTGCCCATCGCCAGCTTTAGTCCATCGCCAGCAAAGGCAATCACGGCGCGGTTGCCGTCACTGTCAGTGGTTAAGCGATTTGACACGATGAACTTAAAGCCGCTGAACGTATCCATCTGGCCCTGAGCGAGAGCCTTCACGGTGTTGAAGTCACTCGACGTTACTTGTGTTGTGCCAAGCAAACTTGTGATTTGCTTTGGGGCGCACACAATGTAACGCGGGATAGATGGATCTACGCTGCCCTCGTCCAAGATCTCCTTGGCTGAAAGCAATTTGGCAATCGTCAGAGATGCCGAACCATGCGCAACTTTTTGGCCAGAAGGCAGAGCAGTAGATGTGGAACCATCTTTGCCTGTCTTAGCTGTCCCAATCGCGGCTGCGATGATCACGTCATCCATTGCACGGCCCATTGCAGCGGCTGCTGCGCGCGCATAGGTTGATGTTGGATCAACCAGAAGGCGAACTTTATCTTGATCATCAATCAAATCAGCGTATTCATAGTCACTCATTGTGACCATGCGGCGGCTGTGGGGTGTATCGATCAGCGGGGTATCCGCATGACGGGTTGTTCTGAGAACAGCAGCGGCAGAGCCGACCTGATCAAAGAATGCTTTCTCACCATTGACACTTTCAACATCAACCGCGCCACGCAGGAGCGATCCCATCTGCTGCGAGAGCATCTGGATGTTGGAAGAATATTGGTTGACGAAAGCTGTAGTGATTTGTGAAGACATTTGTCTCACTCCTAAGCTCATGAAATTAAAGGGTTTATCGCTCGGTTGTCCCAGCCGGGGCCGTGCTTGACGCCGCCAGCATACAAGTCAGGTAAATTTAGAATTGTATGATGACGGTAAAGGTTGTCAGCCTGCTGGACACACCAGCGTGATGCGCGGGGCCGTAGCTTATCCGCTAAACTCTAAAGGTATTCGCGCAGGCGTAACGCCTCTTGCACGTATGCCTCACGCTCCGGGTGATCACGATCCCAGTATGGGCCGTCCCGCCGCGTGACTTCACTTAGCTGGCGCTGCGCCTCGTCGGGCGTCATAACCATCTCGGCTGTTTCTCCGATCAAGTTATCCTCGCCGATCTGCTCGGCAAACGCGCTAAACATCCTGATGATTTCCGGGTGATCGCCCAGCAACCTGCCGTCAGACAGTTCGACCTCTTCTAAGATGTCTACCTTATCGCCAAGCATTTGCCTTGCTGCGCCCATTGCCATTTCCATGCGCTGATCAAAAGCCTTGCCGTATTGCTGGCGCAGTTCCTGCTCACCCTCGTGGCGCAATGTGTCAGCCTGATCGGCGCGGTCAGTTGCCATCTGGCCTAAACTCATGTCCATAAACTCAGCCACGGCTTGCGCTTGCTTGCCTGATAGGCCAGCCTTAAATGCGCTGTCTCTAAAGCCCTCTAGCGTGCTGTCAGCAAGCTGGCCGTCTAGCCTAAACTCGTAGCCTTCGCTTGTCTCAGGTCTGCCGCTGTGGATGTGATGCTCAGTCCACTGATCATCTGTCCAAGATTGCTGCGGCTTGCCTATCTTATCGCCGCCAATCATGCGCTGGGCATGTGTGTAACTTTTTGCCAACGCGCCAACATCGTTGAAATTGCGTAAGCTGGGTTCGCCGCGCAGATCTTCTGGCAGGCTGTCAAGAAAGCTAACTGCCGGGGCTGCTTCAGCCACGTCTGGAGATCCCGCTTGCGGGGTTGCCTCTTCGCTCATGTGGGGTATTTACCTCTTGGGTTTGGCGTCCTCGGCCAGCATCCGGGCGATCAATAATATTGCGCTACGCTGA